CATACCGTGGTGTTGAGTATTCTACCCGTTGTGTAGAAAGCAAAGAGTCTCACGGGACTTTCTGCTATCGTGGACGCACTTACACCAAGTGATTGCCAAATCAATTGAATAGTGTTAAGATGGGAGGGAAACCTCCCATTTTTTATGGAAAGAGATAAACTAAAACTAATAGTAAGGAATCTAAAACTGCTGGTTGATGCTCTTGAGTCTGAAGTATATTCAGATACTGATTCATACACTTCAAAGCAAGAAAATTTTGATGATCCTGCTAGCAATTACATTTTAGATTACGATGAAGTTTTTGAGGATGACGATGGATAAGATAGATACACAAGGAATGAGTTTGCCTAGTGATGGCAAATCAAAATCAAATAGATCATATCCACCACTGGTTATACCAAAACGAAATGTCTTTACTGATTTAGAAAGACAAGAACTAAAAGACATTATTAACGAGACACTTGATGAACGAGAACAACGTAAAACTAATCAGCGCAACTCCTGATGCAGAGAAGCACATGGCATACTGTGCCCGTGTGTCGAATCCAAATAACCAGGAGAATGAAAAGTTCTCTGGCCTCCTGAAGTATTGTGTGAAGCACCAGCACTGGAGTATCTTTGAGCAGGCATATATGACTCTGGAGTTGAATACTACTAGAGGAATTGCAGCTCAAGTGCTTCGACATCGTTCATTTACATACCAGGAATTTTCACAACGATATGCTGATAGTTCCTTACTCGCGGAGGAGATCCCTCTACCTGAACTACGCAGACAAGACACCAAGAATCGTCAGAATAGTATTGATGATATTGATGCGTTTGTTCGACAAGAATTCCAAATCAAAATGCAACGACACTTTGAAGAGGGAATGAAACTATACAAAGAGATGCTTGATGCATCGATTGCAAAAGAGTGTGCTCGTTTTGTGCTTCCTTTGGCATGTCCCACCAAAATTTACATGACAGGCTCAGTTCGATCATGGATCCATTATATCGATTTGCGTTCTGCTAACGGCACACAGAAGGAACATATGGATCTTGCACTAGGTGCGAAAGAGATCTTCTGTGAACAATTCCCTGCTGTTGCAGAAGCAATGGAATGGGTTTCATAAATATTTACACCAACAATTGAGCTATGCCAACATACCCCGTTATTAATTTAGAAACAAAAGAGAAGAAGACACTCAGTATGACTATGAAAGCATACTCGGAGTGGAAAGAAGAGAACCCAGGATGGGATAAAGATTGGTCAGAAGGATGTGCAGGACAATCTACTGAGTTTAAGTGGACTGGTGAATCCAAATCCAGTGGATGGAATGAGGTTTTGGATCGTGCATCTAAACAACCAGGTGCCAACGTCCGCAAAAACCGTTACTACGGTTAATTCTTTTAATCTTTTATAGTGTATGCCAGCAAAAAGAAAGACTCAAACTCCAGTCCCATTTGGGATGTCCAATAGACAAATGAAAAGAAAAAAACCAATCAACTCAGACTTAATGAGGAAGATTGAACCCCTGACAGAAAATCAGGAGGAACTCTTCCGTTGCTATAAGAATGATCAGAACCTGGTAGCATATGGTGCAGCAGGAACAGGTAAGACCTTTATTACCCTCTACAATGCTCTTAAGGATGTTCTTGATGAAAGGACACCTTACGATAAGATCTACCTTGTCAGGTCTCTTGTAGCAACCAGAGAGATTGGGTTTTTACCTGGAGATCATGAAGACAAGTCTTCACTTTATCAAATTCCATATAAGAATATGGTAAAGTATATGTTTGAGATGCCTACTGATACAGACTTTGAAATGCTGTATGGCAATCTTAAAGCACAAGGAACAATTAGTTTCTGGTCTACATCTTTTATCCGTGGTACTACACTTGATAATGCAATTATTATTGTTGATGAATTTCAAAACTTGAATTTTCATGAACTTGATAGTATTATTACAAGGATTGGACAAGAATCTAAAATCATGTTCTGCGGTGATGCCACTCAATCTGATCTTATTAAATCTGCAGAGAAGAATGGTATTGCAGACTTCATGAGAATTCTTAGAACAATGCCATCAATGGATATTATTGAGTTTGGTGTTGAAGATATTGTTCGTTCAGGACTCTGTAAAGAATACTTAATTGCAAAAATGGATCTTAATCTATGACATTTATTCATCATAATTTTCTAGGTGACCTTGAATTAAATAAGAAAGAAACAACTGGCATCCGTCTCTATAACTTACCTAATGGAGACTGGGTGCCTTCTATTACGTCTGTAACTTCTTTTTATAACAGACAAATCTTTGTTAAGTGGCGTAAACGAGTTGGTGTTGAAGAAGCTAATCGTATTACAAAAAAAGCAACTACCCGTGGTACTGACTTCCACGAAGCAGTTGAAGTATACATGAGGAACAATGAAATAAATTGGGATGACTTTCGTCCACTCACCCAGTTTATGTTTCATCATGCCAAACCATATCTAGATAAGATAAATAACATACACGCCATTGAAAGAACTCTGTACTCTGAGTATCTTGGATTGGCTGGTAGAGTTGACTGTATCGGCGAATACGAAGGAGAACTTGCAGTCATTGATTTTAAGACTTCTGAAAAGATTAAACCAGAAGCATGGTTAGAAAATTATTTTGTTCAAGAAACTTTTTATGCTGCTGCCTACTATGAACTGACTGGCATCCCCGTTAAAAAACTCATCACTATCATGGTTACACCTGGTGGAGAGGTTAAAGTATTTGACAAAAGAAACAAAGGGGATTATATTAAGTTATTAGTTAGATACATTAAAGAGTTTGTACATCACAATACTAGGTCAGAGAATGGGGAATGAACTAGAAAAAGCACTAGAGAATAAGTTTTTCTGCCCCTCTCGTTTTGCACAAGAGATTGAATCTCTTGTTCTCAGTGCTGAAAAAATGAGTTATATTGATGCTATTATTCACTTCTGTGAAAAGAATAGTCTTGATCTAGAATCAGTTCCTAAACTGATATCTAAACCTCTAAAAGAAAAAATTAAATGCGAAGCTCAGGAACTTAACTTCCTGAAGAGAAGTTCCCGTGCCAAATTACCCCTTTAAATCCATTTGGAGGGGAAAAAATTTTCGGCAAAAATTTGACTCTATTACTTTTTCATGATGCCGTTTGATGCCTACAAGCAATACCTTTCGTTGAAGAATCACTTCACGAAAGAAAAGTACGACTACCACAAGTATTGTGGCAAAAGTCGTGCTACAGTTCAATCTTTCTATAAAAGAAAAGATAGGTTTTGGTTTGAGAAGTTATCAAGAAATAAAGATGATAAGGAAGTAATTGAGTTCTTCATATCTAATTTCATTACTTGTACTGATCCAAGTAAACTTTGGATAGGAGAAATGATACGAGAGGGTGAAGGTAGATATACTTCATGGAAGAAAAGAACACAATCACTTTCGTATGTTTTTAAAGAAGAAGTAGAAAAAATATTTTCTGATAGTAACTTTGATTCAATATTCTCTTTAGATGAATCTACACATCCTCAGATACTTAAAGAATATCTGAAGGATAATATTTCAATTGAAACTTTTGTTATTCTTGATAGAATACTTGGTTTCAGAAAAGACTGGGATGAAAAATTATCTGATCCAGTTTGGGAGACAGTCAGTATGAGAATGAAAAAGTATTCTCCATTCCTAAATATTGATGTATCTCGTTATAAAAAAATTCTTAAAAAGGTTGTGATAGGGTAATGAGTTTTTTCGATTCTGATGTAGTCCGTGCAGAAATGACGGAAATAAGTGAGTTGCAAGATGATGTTTATCGCAACGTCTTCATGTTTCCTAATATGTCAAAAGAAGAGCAGAAATTTCATGTTGCTCTTCTTGAAAAATTGATTGATAAACAAAGAGTTTTATATACTCGTTTAAGTTTATCTGATGATCCTGAAGCAAAGATGATGAAGGATCGCATTATTGAATCTGCAACCATGATGGGACTTCCTCCCAACACAGGCATGAATACTGTCTTTAGTAACATGTCTAAAATGCTTGAAGTGATGAAGAAACAGATTGACAAAACTGATTCTGACCTATAGAATGAAGAGGTACACAAAAGCCAAATCCAAAAAATCTAAAGAATCCTATGTCTTTCGCAAATCTTAAAAAGCAATCCTCTCTGGGTTCCCTTACCTCTAAACTAGTAAAGGAAGTTGAGAAGATGAACAATACCAGTAGCGGTGGAGATGACCGTCTCTGGAAACCTGAAATGGATAAGACCGGCAATGGTTATGCCGTCATTCGTTTCCTCCCTGCTCCTGAAGGAGAAGATCTCCCTTGGGCAAAGATGTACTCCCATGCCTTCCAAGGTCCTGGTGGATGGTACATTGAAAACTCTTTGACTACAACTGGTGGCAAAGACCCTGTATCCGAGTACAATCGTGAACTCTGGAACAGTGGTAATGAATCAGATAAAGATACTGTCCGTAAGCAGAAACGCAAACTCTCTTACTATGCCAACATCTATGTTGTGCAGGACAAGGCTAACCCTCAGAATGAAGGTCGTGTCTTCCTGTATAAGTTTGGCAAGAAGATCTTTGATAAGGTCATGGAAGCAATGCAACCTGAATATGAAGATGAAACAGCAATCAATCCGTTTGACTTCTGGCAGGGTGCTAACTTCAAACTGAAACTGAAGAAGGTTGCAGGTTACTGGAACTATGATTCCTCTGAGTTTGCATCACCTTCTCCTCTATTGGATGATGACGATGCTTTGGAAGCACTGTGGAAGAAGCAGTATTCATTGACTGCTCTCACTGCTGCAGATCAATTCAAGTCCTATGAGCAACTACAAACACGTTTGAAGATGGTTCTGGGTCAGAAGTCTGCACCTGCTCGTTATGATGAAGAGACTGACAACGAAGATAACTCTCGCGGTAGTTTTGCTCCTGACTGGGCAGCAAAGAGTGCTCCTGCTGCTGACTTCAATGCACCTGACATCACTCCAACAAAGTCTGCTGACTCTGATGAAGATGATGCTCTATCCTACTTCCAGAAACTTGCTGAAGAATAATGGATAGTGCAGTTCATGCATGGAACACCATGAGTTACGGAGAAGGATTTCTCTTCTCCGTCTGGTTGTTGGGAATGTATTACATCAAACTTAGGATGGACAAATACTTCCAATAATCAACTATAAATCCTAATATTATCTCCCGTTTTTAAGGTTCTAGTCTTATACTGACTAGAACCTTTTTTATATGTCATAAGAAGTTCAAGATCATCTAAAACAATCTGTAGGTATCTTGGTTTTAATAAGAATATATTTCTTCTATTTGTTTGTAGTTCCTCTTCATA